GTAAGATGTAAATTGGTTTTGGCGACCACAAATTCAGAGGATCTTAATGCTGTTCATTATTTTAGTTGTCCTTTGGCTGTTCAGAGACGATTTCCTTATGTCATTAATATACGTCCGAAAAAAGAATATGCTCGTGATGATTCGAGCGAAATGTTAGATCCAAAGAAAATTCCTCAAACTGTTGAAGGTGAGTATCCAAATTTATGGAAAATACTTATTAAAAAGGTTGAAGCGAATGCAAATGATCATAGTCAAGCTACCTTAGTAGAGGTTGAATTTTTTGATGATATATATGATTTTTTGTGTTGGTATGGTAAGATGGCAAAAGAACACCAAGAGACTCAAACAAAAATTAGCCATTCACTGGATATTATTCGTGAAACAAAGGTCTGTAAGGAGTGTTTTAATGTAGTATCCAGGTGCAATTGTCTTGAATTGCAATCTAATGTGCAGCATATTACACACCAACGTAGTTTGGATTTTTTAGCTTACTTATTTACATTGGTAAGTTTAGTACCATTTTTCTTAATGAATGCTTATCGTTTCAAGCCATCGCATGTTAAAACCATAATTTTAACTAAAATAAGGACATATATTTGGGCTTTAACAACTGAGAAGATAGTGAGTTCGCTAAATATCATTAACTGGAAGAAAGGCGCTACCATAGTAGCCATTTTAAGCACTTTGACCCTTCTCGTTAAACAGTTAAGTAAATCTAAACTTAGAATGCAAGGTAACACTAATGATAGTTTAAATAGTAGCACTCCAGTATATGAGAAGAATGAGCAAGAAAATGTTTGGTATAATAAAACAATTGAATTAGTACCAGCGGATGTCCCAGAGTCATCAAAATCTATTAGTGATATAAATCAATTTAAGAATATTGTTGCTAGGAATACAGCATTATTTAGAGTCACTAATAAGACTCAAAATCGCGTGAGTGATGGACAAGCTTTCAATGTGACTGGTAATATTTGGATTACGAATTACCATAATGTATCCAAGATAAATTACACTGATGAAATTTGGCTAGATTTAATTAGGAGTAATGCTATTGGGGTTAACAATAATATTTCATGCCGTTTGGATCCATCTATGTACAAGCAAATTAGAAATACAGATTTAGTGATTCTTGAGCTATTATGTTGTCCCCCTGGCAGAGATATGTTAAAGTATGTGCCCGAAAAAGCAATTGTGGGAGTGCATGAAGGAATTTATGTTTCACGAACTAAAAATGGAAGTATTGAATTTAAAGAAGTTTCCAATTTGAAAACTCATAATTCAGTGAGTTTTACCGGTTGTGAAACTGCACATGGTTACCTAAGTGTGCCAAAAGGGGAGGACACTGTAAGTGGAGATAGTGGTTCAATTTTGATAATAAAATCTCCACAAGGCCCTATTCTGGCTGGTTTACACCAAGCTGGTGCCCCCAAAATGTGTGTTGCTATTGGCTTCACTGTTAATGATTTCCCTCAGCATGAG